ATCATCGGTTTCCACTACCCATCGGACGTCTGCCATTGCTTCGCCAAATCCGGGCAAGTCTGAGATGTCGTCGAGCACCGTGAGAGTGACTCGGTCGCACGCAAGATCGTCACCAACACGCACTCCTCGATGTCGCATGACACCCCACACCGATAACAGTGCACCAACGCAAGCGTTACGCGTTACGTTACGCGTAACGGTCATGTTACGCTGTTCGTTCTGGTCGACGTAACGCGACAAATCGCTATCAGCTTCCATCAAGGCATCAGCCATTACACACACCTTTGGATCTCGGTATAGGTCCGTTCGCATTTTGATCCAATCACCGGCCATCCGTGGACTCCTTGGCAAAACTGAAATGCTCAAGCTTGTTACGCATGTATCGCTCGATGTGACGTTCACGTCGTTCGTTGTTATGTGCCCGACATTCAATCCAACAGTTCTCAACGCTTAGCTGACCGCCTTCGCATTTTGGAATGATGTGACCAGCTTCAATTTCGTCGGAGCACGGTCCAACTCCTCTTCCGTTCCAAAAACACTTCCATCCATGAGCAAAAGCAATATCAACTTTTATTTGCATGTCCTTGCTTTTGCGTAACCGTAACGAAGCGGTTTCTATTTCGTCCACCGTGTATGGAAAGTACGATTCATCGAAAATGTCCAGGAACTCGATCATGACTCGCTTTGCCGCGTCTTTTCGCTGGTCTGATGTTGGACGATCTCCAGCACCGAGACACGCTTTTTTTATCGCCATGCTTAAACGCAATTCGTCAACGTTCATAATTCCAACAAGCCTCCTATATCACTAAACAAGCAAACCCTGACCGGACTTTCTTTCATTCACTGTAAGCCCCATGAGCCGAGTCTCTCCAAGCCAAACTTGGCTTTCCCTGCGATCGATACCAACTCCGCTTCTCCCGTTCTTGAACGCCATAGCCACCGTGGTTCCAGACCCGCTAAAAGGGTCAAGCACGCACCCACCAGGGGGACAAAACGTCTTCACAAAGAACTCTGCTAGCCATTCAGGAAAAGGTGCTTCGTTTTGAGTCGCATCTTTCCAACCCATTTGACCGGCACCGACCTTTCCGGAAATAACATTTCCAGGATTAACAAACTCAGGATCAACGTAGATTAAATCTTTTCTACTTCCATCCTTGTGACGATTGGTGGCCGCTCTTGGCTTGTCATTGACAGGCTTAGATCCTGTTTCAGAAATATCGAACCAAGGCAGCTTTCCATTCTTGGTCGCACATATAATCGGCTCCCAGTCGTTCCTGAGCCAATCCGGGCCACCGCTCCCAGGTATGCCTTGACGCTGATAGACAATAGGCTTTCGGAGTTTAGCACCGCGCTTTTGCAACTCAGCTCCCAAGAGGAATGGAGTGTATGAATACGAGTAATCCTCCTGTCGACCTTCGCACACCCAGGCGACCAGGCCTTTAGAAACTCTCAAACATTCCATAAAACAATCTGCTGCCCACTCAACCCAGTCGTCTCCTTCAAGACAAAATTCGACTTCTGCGTATGACCTTTGCGACTCGTACGGAGGAGAGCAAAACACTAGATCAAACGAATCGTCTTCGTAATCGAGGCTCAAGCAGTCTCCAAGCAAAAACTGCCATCGCAAATCGCCCTTTTTTCCCTCGGCAAAATCAACTCCAACCTGCTCGTTCAGTTGCCGTCGCTTTTTTTCGGCTCGAAGCTGACGGACCGTAGCGTCATTTTCAATCGCCCATTCCAAAAGATCCTCTTTGTCGTCACGGCCTGCGACTTCCTTGTGGTGCTCGAAGGAAAGTTGTCGTTGACGACAACTTCCAATTGCCTTGCAAACTCGAACAGCTTGGGCTGCCGTTTGGTACTCGATGCCAAATCGCTTGCACGCTTCCTCAAGTTTTCCATCAGGGAGGTATTGGCGTTTTGGATCAGATCCAGCAATCAACCAGTCGCCGATCATCCACATCAAACTCTTTGAGCTTTTCGCAAGTTCACTCCCCAGCTCATCCCATTGCTCTTTTGTAAAATCACCATTGAAAACAATCCCGGTGTCCGTGAGAGTGAACCAACTACTTGACGCAATAACTTCCATTTAAATACCGTCCGTTTTAGAGAGGAAAAAAATCTTGCTCACTAGGCTTAACCATCTTCAACTCTTCAGCGTTCATGAACGCTTTGATCGCCCGCTGGCAACGGCGATATAGGTCTATACGATCCGCGTACGTGTTTTTTACTCCAGCAGATAAGCAAAAGTCCCTGAAGACGATGATTGCTCGCTCTTTGATCGGATCGAAATTGTCATCTACACCGTTCATGAACAGCGATAAACATCGATGCCATGCAGACGTTGGACAATGAGGAAACGCCCGCACGAATGCGGCTAGCACAGCGGCTTTTGACAGGCTTTTTTTGATGGCAATACATCGAACCGCTAAAAACGCATCCTTTCTCGATTCAACAAAATTAAGCACAGACTGCTCCGACGTTGACGACGAGTGAGCAATCGAAACAGGTGCCTCCATTGCTACGTATGCAATCGAAACATCGTTTTTACTGACATCCAACCCAGCGAGTTTTGCATTGTCTTGGATCTGGCGACCGCTGCCTCTGTCAATATACGCCAAGGCTGACGAAGGCAATCCAGTCGTCACCATCATCCATGCTCCAATGCCTTCCTCGGCAATCGCCGTAAGTCGATGCTGACCGTCTTTGAGATCACCGTTGCAGTTAAACGCTATCCCTTGATGTGTCGCGTAAAACCTGTTGTTTTTCAAGTCGTCTCGCAACTTCTTAACCCGGTGTCTTCTTACCGATCGGTTGTTGGTGTTTTTCTCCAACCATTGCGTTGCCATCTCTGGCGTCACAAAAATCATCTCCGACTTCAGTTTTGGTTTATCAGTTGTTTGCATAACACCTCTCCAGTTTTGAAACTCACCCCATCACCTCTCGCATCCTGCGTTTCACATGTTCCGGAATCCGATCCGGCCCGACCATCTTTCGCAGCTCGGCCCAAGCGTGCCGCACTGCTTCTCGTTCCTTCGCTTCGCCATCGATCGTCATGATCGCTACGCGTTCCTCAAACCACTCGATGCAATCCGTTTCGCTCACAACGCATGTCCTCCAGCAAATCACACGCTCGACAACGCAGCGTCAGAATCTTGGCACCGCACTTTCCGCAGCGGCCTTTCCGCGACGAGATAAATTCACGTTGAATACGACGTGCCAGCGTCATGTAATAATCGCGGCATTTGTTGCGACCGATGTGCAAATAATCCTCTCGATTGTTTGACCACCATCGAAAGAACATCTCGCCAGCGGAATCCATCGGATCGCGTGCTTGATAGAGCATCGAGTCCATCAGCTCATCAATCGTCTTTTCCGTAAACCGGATCAACCGACCAGCCATAGCATCACCATCACCGCCAAAAACACTGAAACCACCAACACTACTTCCGTGACCGGCCAGCGGTCCCAATCAATTTCCTTTTCCATCGTCCTAGCCCTCCTCAAGACCAACGGCAGGATTTGAACCTGCAACTCTGGAGCGTCTGGTCAGTAACCTCAGCCCAGCGTGTTTCCTGGATTACACCACGTCGGTCAGAATCACCGGATCTGTACTACCGGGAACTGTGCGTAAACCTCTTCGATCCTTCGCGTCTGCTGCTCGCAAACCTCGTCCACCTTCTTTAGCTCTCGCCACAATGCGACGAGTGCCATCTGTTCGCGGTTCAGTGTTTCCAACCGACTTGTCGCCAACGACTCCGCGATCCGCCTCGCGTCATGCGGCGTAATCGGTGCGATCAGTCCGTACCGTTTGCTACTTGGATAGATCATTGGTACACCTTGTACGTTTGAGCCAGCTTGCCTGTGTGATTGCAAATGCGTTGATCGTGCTGGTAGATGACCAGCTTCGACTGCAACCCACTTGCACGCTTTCGAATCGATTCGTGATTGAGTGCACCGTTCCGTACTGCGTTCGCTGCGATCTCGTTCGCGGTTCCTTCGCCCAGCTCCATCAGCGAGGCGATGAACAACTGCTCCAGCATTCCAATCTTTGGTGCGATCTCTTCGGCAGCGACCTTGGATGTCACCGGATCGCTAACCCGAGCCTCTGCCCAATCAAGCAATGGCGTTGTCATCGCTACACCTCAATCGTTTCTTCCATTGCCACTGGAGTTGGCGGAGCAGCGTTCTTGATGATGCTTCCAACTCGCCGCGGTGCAGCGGTGTTGATAACCTCGCCCTCAACGGTGTCGGAAACTTCCTCCGAGGTATGCAAACCCATTGCCAATTCAGGTGCGTAGGCTCGGATGAACCAACCAGCAGCACGGTAGCGAAGCATCTGTTCCGGCATGGTCTGCCACTTGGAACCCTGCTTTCCGTACCATCCTTCTTTCTTCGCCAGTCCGACGGTGATCTCGCTTCCTTCGAGCATCTCGCCAGTGCACAGTTCAACGGCACAAGCAATGCAGCCATGCGTATCGGTGCCAGGTTGCCCAGTCCATCGATAGCGAATCGCAGAAAACTTGCCGCAACTGTTGAACGTTGCGATCAGGAACTGACTCGACCAACTCGGCCTTCCGTGAACGATGTACAGATTCTGCATCACCATCAGCGGGTCGGCACCCATCCGGTTTGCCATGTTCAAAGCAACAACGCAGTTGGCGATGTTGTTTTGAAACTCCTTCGGAACCAGCGTTGACGACGACAGCAGCTTTGCCGCTCGCTGCGTCAACATAAAACTCTTTTCGCTTCCAAAACCGATGGAAACATCATCAGCACTTACTAACTCTTTTTCGATAACAACACTCATTAGATTACTCCTCCAACGCAAAAACATGCTTGTCGTACCAACGCGGCAAGCTCAGATTCACAACACCACTCGACCAATTAGCAATCCAGTCATCACTTGCCAGCCGTGACTTGTATTCAACCAACAGCTGCTCAATCTCATCAAACCCAATTGCAAGCGACTGATCGTCAAGCTCGTACACTGCCGACTCATACGGTGCAGCAGTGTTGACCACAAAGAAGAAAAACCGGAAGTCGTCTCCGTACTTCTCCCGGCAAGCCAACCTGTAGAACGCGGCCTGCCGTGCATATCCAAACGCACCCACGCTCTTACAGAAGGCACCTGGCGACGCGTCCCTGGTCGTCTTAATGTCGATAATGATCTGCGACTCTGGCAGCACCATGTCCGGCTTGCACTTGCATGGAACATCAAGCCAGTCAAACATAATCGGCACTTCGATCACCGCATCCCGAGGCAGCTCGTTGATGTAGTAGCGTCCGATGTCATGATTGCTCAGCGACTCAACGCACTCGCAGGCCTGCTGATATAGATCGCCGTCTACCAGTTGCTTGCCATTAGCTTCGGCCTGGAACTCAGCCCACGCAATCTTTCCTTCCGTCGTGCGACGATCACACTTCGGAACAACTGCGTAGCGAGTGCTAAATGTGTCCGGTTCCAACGCCAGCGAGTGCACTAGCTCGCCTAATGCCATCGATGAGGATTGCTCTTTGACAATTGTCTCTGTGACGAACGTCTGCAAAAACTCTTGCGGACTTCGCTTCAGAACCGAAAGCATCGAGTTGCTAATCCTCGACGTATCAGCGTGGTAACTATCGTTTTCGATTCCCATTGCTCCCTCCAATCCCAAACAAAAACCGCACAAACTCACACAGCACACGCCATCGGTTATCACGCTCACGTCGGTTCATCGCCGCAGCGACCGCATAAACTCGCTCCGGGTGCAACCTGAACGCTTGCACCTCGGTCACCAGCCAGTACACCTGCTCGCACGTATCGTGATTCCAGAGCCAGTACAAACCGCACTGCATCCAACTTGGTCGATCGTTCAATAAGTTGGCTTTCAGGAACTCGCATTCCAGCCAGTAAAAGTCGATATGGTCAAGCGAAATCGATCCGGTTCCACCGCACCAGCAACAATCGTCAGCAAGCATGCCGCGACGTTCGCACCAGTGGCAGTCGATGACTTCGACCACATCATCAATGAAGCGTTCGATATATTGATCAATTGCAGCTTCGGTTGTCATGATCGGAGTCCTTTCCGTGTTTGATGGCTGCGTAGACTTCCTCTCTGTGGACAGGGATGTCTCTGGGAGCGGTGATGCCAAGCCTCAGCTTGCCGCTAGAAGAAGTGACGACCTGAATGATGATGTCGTCGCCGATGCGAATCGATTCGCCAATATCCCGTGCAAGTACCAGCATGGGTAATTCCTTTCGGTGCATCCATTGCCAAAAACTAGGCAGGCACCATTAAGCCAATGAAATGGCTGGTTGATCGAGACTCGATCAAGAAGCCGCTTTTACTCTGTTGCTGCTTGCGTGCTACGGCTTACAGCGACAGGTCACATATTACCGATATCGGTACTGTCCGCAATAGGACTTAACTGTTTTTTTCCCCGATTCGTGGACGTCCTGGTTTTCCGGTAGGAGATTGCTTGAGTTTTGCCAGTTGATTCGCATGAATAACCCATGCTCTTTGGCCAAGCTTCTCGCCAGAAATAATTTTTTCACGAAGTAGCTTACGGACGTAGCTGACCGTGCAACCAGCTTCGATAGCTGCCTGAGTGACCGTATAGTAATTCTTTCCTAGCATTTTTAGCATGCTCCAAGTATAGTTGACCTGTATAGGTAATTCAATTGCCAAAAGAAACGCGGCTGGGTAGCACATGACTCAAAAGCGGAGAGCCAATACCAGCCACGTTTCTTACGGAGAGGACAGGATTCGAACCTGCGGTAAGGAGTTAACCCTACGCCGAATTAGCAATCCGGTGCTTTTTTGGTCAAAACTCAGCGGATTTTGTTTGCTCGCCGCAATGCGAAACCTATCTTTCGCCAACGCCCATCAACCCGAACGGAACGCCTAAAATGATTCTCAGCGACCTGGTTATCCAGATCGCGAAGGAACGCGATCTAGAGCCCTGCACGATTGCTCAATACCGACGAGCGGTTGAAAAATACGGGCTTTTTCTCGGCAAGATTGCCAATGTGTCCGACCTAAACGAAGACGACGTCAATCGATTTCTTGCACGACTGAAGGAGCAAGGGAAAACGTCGACCACAATCATCAACTACCGGATCGCGTTGACGGTGGTTTGGAACTTCGCCGTTGGACGGGACCTGGCAAAGCCGTTCAACGCTCGCAAACTGCGTCGGCCGAAGCACGAGCAGAAGGTTGTGAAGTCTTGGTCTTTGTCTCAAATCAAGCTTCTGATTGACGCCTGCGAAAAGATTACCGGAAAGCTGCAATGCGGCGTGACCGTCGGCTCATTTCTGCGTGCATGGGTGCGTGTTGGGTACGACACCGGCCTGAGGCCAACGGATCTTCGGATGCTTCGATGGACGGATGTGGATCTGGGAGGCGGTACGCTGTCGATCACGCAGCATAAGACGAAACGTGCTCACACGGCGAGACTTTCAGATGCCGCTTGCGAGTTGCTCGAAAAGATTGAGCGACCGCCTCGAATCTACGTTTTTCCTCTTTCAAAGTCGGGAGTGCGAAGAATTGAGTTGATTCTGTTCAAGACGGCTGCTAGGCTCGGCTTCCGCCGGATGCGTGGGCAAGGACTGGGAGTCCTGAGAAAGAGTCACGCGACGCAGATATATCAGTCCGAAGGTGAATCGGCAGCTGCGGAGTCGCTTGGTCACACTTCAGGCACACGAACCGTTCGCAGGCACTACATCGACAGCTCAGCAATCAAGGCTGGCCGGTTGCCACCGGAGCCGCCTGCGGCTTGATATTGGTTTTGTTTTTTCATTTTTACGCTCGGAGATGAATCATGGCTTGGAAAGTTTATTTGCCGTCTGGTACAGTCGAGGTTGGGTCCGCTGATCTCAAACGCATGGCGGCCAATGGCGAGATTGAGAAGTCGACGATTGTGGAGTCGACGACGAATAAAGTTCGGACTCAAGCCTCTGGGATTGCTGGATTGGTCTTTGGGGAACCACCTAAGCAAGAGCCGGAGCCATACGACTTGCCAGCAGTCGAGGTGCCAAATTCGCCACCGCCGCTGTGGAATCCTCCCGAGGATCGTCGAGCTGCGTTCCAGGACGCTCCGTGGTCTACGAGCCAAAAAGCGGCCACAAAGCCTAAAAAGACGTCTTTCATGGATTACAACTTTGACTTTCTAATTACTCCGTCGCTGCTGTCTATGCTTTGGATTTTGTGGTTGGCTCTGGGTGCTTTGTCGGTTGTCTTATCGGCAGTTTTAACGAACGCCCAAACTGGAGGACAGATTCCAGCAATCGTAGGAGCAGTTCTTGTATCGCTGATGGGTTTTGTGTTTTCGACAATCGTCGTTCGTGTCGCTCTGGAAACAATTATCGTTATTTTCAAAATCTGCGAGTATCTGAAGCGGTTGGATGAAAAGTCCTAACGCTCGAGCCTGTAGCCTATGCGATGCAACGCTCTAGCAATGTCTGTGGCGGTTTCCTCGATGGCACTCTCGTCGAGATCCCAGTGGCAGGCGTGAAGCATTTCGTGGATCAATGTGTCCAGCTCCAGCTCGCCGCGTAGCGTGCTGCGAACGGTGATGGTTTTGCTGGAAGGATCGCATAGGCCATCGTTGCCTGGGCCTGGATTGGAGCGGTGGAGCGTCCAGTAGCGTCCTCTGAGTCGCATTCGCATTATGCACCTCGCACTTCGCCACGTTTGTTGATTCTCATGTTTCGGACGCTGAAGCTGCCGTCAGTGGCGATGTCGACTGAGGCGAATCCGTGATTCCAGCGGTTTACCCTTGCATATTCAGGGGTGAGATCGCAAAGACAACCAGTGCTCCAGACGAAAGTTTCGGAGTGAAACATATCGGTGTCCGCGTGGCCTGATGTCTGATGAGAGTGACCGACCAAGACGGTGTGATGCGTGCGGAGGAATGCTCCGCGAGCCGGGTTGACCGGCGAGAAGATGGATTTGCCTAGCTCATGGCCGTGGAGCACTGGGAGCTTGCCTAGCATGACCGGACGCTGGTCACCGATAACCTCGATGCCGAACTGTTTGGCTTTGACTAGTTCATCGATGCGGACGTTGGCAAGGTCGTAGATCTCAGGTGCTCGGTTCCAGATGAAGTGATCCCAGCGTTCTTCGTGGTTGCCGAGCTTGTAGACAATCCTGGCTTTTGGAAACTGGTGCCTGAGCCATTCTAGGCCAGAGATGACCGCCTTAAGTTCCTCCGAGAATCGTCGATGGTGCGGATCGCGTTGGTGGCGAGAGACCTGGTAGAAGTCGGCAAAGTCGCCGTTGATGAGCAAGCAGTCGGGTGATTGCTTTTTCAGTTCCTTAACCGCAGCTGCAAAAGCGATCTCGTCATGGTAGGGAATATGAACGTCGCTGATGATTGCGACACGCTTGGCGTCGATTTCGACCGACTCCCATGCTGTTGATAGGCTTGGCGGCATCGATGGCACAGTTCCTGCAACGCCCTTTTTCCGTGGCTGCGTGGCGGTTTTATTCTTGCGTGTACCAAGTGCACCGCGGATCGCTCGAATCATGCTGCGAGCATTCTCTACGGTTGCAAAGCTATTGGGTCGTTCGGCTTTGGCTCGTTTGGCGAGGCCAAGATTCGGAGCGTCTGGAAACTTGCGGCAGAGTTCCTCCAAGTAGAGACGAGCGGATGTGTAAGGTAACCCTGGTTTATTTCCTGGTTTCTTTTTCGCCATCTTTGTCCGTCCGTGTTTAGGTGAGGATTCGTTTCGCCGTTTCTAGCTTGTCTTTGCAAGTCGCTAGGTGAACGATATGTGCGTCGTCGATTCCGTCCCAGAAGTTCGGAAAGTAGAACTGCCAGTTGAATCGTGAATCCAGCAGCTGGTAACCGTGTTTGATCGCCTGTTGCTCGACAACGATCTGCTCGGCACAGTGACTGGTTGGTATGTCATCAGGTGGCTGAGACCAAACCGAAGCGGCTGATTTGCGTGTATAAACCACACCAGAGTTAAGGCACAGATCGCTGTTGTCGTAGTCCATGCCTATAGCTTCGCATACATCCTTGCGTTCGCTGTGTAACCAGTCAAGCGATTTCAGATACGGTGCGTCGTCGTGTATTAACACATCGCATGACTGTCCGAAGAGCGACGGACATGATTGCTCTATGATGCAGTCCGCATCAACGAAAAGCACCTCTTCGTACTGCTCGACAAAATGCCGCGTGCGGAACTTCTCAAGTCCCCACCATTTTTGCGTCGCGTTTGTCAGTTGGATAAAGTCGGCTCGACAGCGGTCTGCGTATGCTTTGATGGTTGGGCCGGTTATCTGGAGCAGATCAAGAAACTCGCGACCAGTGGCTACGGTGACGACCGCCTTGGTTTTTCCTGACCAAGGTCGCACGTTTCGCCATAGCGTGAGTGCCTGGCCGAGAGTCAGTTCTGGCTTTCCTAGCTTGCGGTTTACAGCGTTGTGAATGCGTACTGTCCAATGAAAGAACGCCATTGGACTGGCAAAATCTGGCGGGTCGATCTCTTTGAATTTCTCGTAACCTTCGCGGCATTTGCACTCGTAGTTAGGTATCCGAGATTCCCAATCTGCAAGTCTGACTGGATCGTTTTGCATCGTGTGCAGTTCGTTCCAATGCACCAAAAAAACGCGAGACGAATCCACGTTTGTGCCAATCGGCCTGCCATTCAAAAAGACAGCATCGGTACTTATATGATTGTGAACGTCCAATCTCCACCGTCTACGTTAAAGTTTAGCGTTGTTGTTGTGCATGATCCGCAAGATTCACAACCTGGAACGATGGTTATTACCGCATCGGGATCGGCAGTGCACTTTAGATTTGTCTTGCAAGTTGAACTTGCCGTCGGCCAATCTACACAGCACTGTTCCTGTATTTTTGATGTGGACAGGTTGAAGTTTATAACGCCTGCCGTTTTGAGAGTTGTGTATAAACGAGAGCGAGTAATATCGATAGTCGTCGTGGTTCCGTTAGTAATACTTCCCCACGTTCCTGGATAGCCGGTGTCGTAGTTCTCTGGAAAATAATCAAGCGACGTGCAATCTGTATCCGATGGTTCTGAGCATGACGTGTTGGTGCATTGTGTCCAAAGAGCAGTTTGAACCGTTGTTGTGATGTTCATTGTTGCGGTGACTAGATACCTGCATGCATTTGCGTCGGCAGAATCTGTGCTGCATGTTGGACTGGGTGACTTGCATCGAAAAACATGTAAAACGAAAGAGTTAAGCACGGACTTGATTCGATAAAATCTAGCTCTTCGGCAGCACCAGTCTCTAGTCCCAGAACAGGTATTGACGTTGCACTCCTCGGTCATACCGCGTTGCCAGTCGGTATAGTAAGTATCGCCTCCGTAGACAAACGATCCTATCTCGAACTTTTTGGTACACGGATGGTTATGCGTATCGTCTGGACATGGATATGGATCTTTGCTTGTCAGCGGCTGATCGGTGTACAGAGTTGCGAAGTCCACCAAGAGATCCTGGCTTACATCGCTGACAACCGGCGGCAGTTCCGCGATCTCAGCAATTCCACAATTGCAGCATGTGCAGCATCCAAAGCATCCCATCAGCTACACACCTCCACCGCTATCCATTTGTCACCTACTCTGAAGCAAATAACGTAGGCACCGCTAGAAATTGCGGCTCCTGTGTTTAACACAGTCGTTCCAGATGCACCTCCACCGATTTGATCGAGCGTGAGAGTAGAAACAACGTAGCTTCCATCGATCTTTTTCCACTGAACGCTGCCACTTCCAAGAGTTGTTCCAGATCTTGCGGTGACAGTGCTTGTTGTGACTCCGAGCCTGACGTCAAAGCCAAGATTCTGAACATTTGCACCAGATGCACCAGATGATCCCTGCTTACCAATGGTGCGAAGCAGCTCCGTAGAGTCGGCTTTGTTGAATGCGTACATCGTCTCGGATTCGTCCGCCATCGCTAGCTCCTAATGAAATCCGAAAACTCGATTTCTCTCTTGATTCGGAAAGTCAGCTCTGCTGGAGGATCGCCAGCAGCAACTTGATTTCCGGCACCGTCAAGATTTCCGATGATTGGCGTTAAACCGTCTAAATCGAAACACCTTCGTCCAAACTGATTTGTAGGACCGACATCCAGCATCTTCACATCATGCGTGTCAGGATCGTAGGTGCATTTGTAGGAAACTCGCCATGCTTGGAATCCACCAAAATATCCTAGCTCCGCACCTGACAACTCCAAAAGCAATGTTCGTGCAGCTCGTCCAGCAAAAGTGGTCTTGTTGACGCAGTCGTTGCGATCCATCAGTGTTTTCAAGTCTTGAGCTGGATTTTCAAACTGCACGAATGAAAATTGCGCGAGCGATTTTGTTTCGGTAAGCGGTGTTTCAAAAGCAGTTCCGGCACTGTTGGCTATTTTCTGAGGCGTTGGTGTGGTCCTGTCCTCCGTAATGACCTTTTCTTTCGTTGTGAACGAATCGACCTTAAACACCGGAACCCAGCTGGTCGGATTGTCGCTTGGATTGTTTGGATCTTGTTTCTGATCCTCTTTGTTGCTTTCAAACTCGCAAACTACGTCCCAGTAGAGCGGATTGACCTCGGATCTGGTGCATGACTTCGACGTGCAGACAAGTTGATATGGACCGTAAAGCAAGCCGACAATCGGCAATCCTGGTGTTTGTAGTAGCACCTCTTCGCGGGTAACAGACTTTGAGTCGGTGACGACCAAGAACGTGACGCTGGATGTAAACACCAGCGTGTTGCTTGATCCCTGCTTGACCGACCCGGACCCGCTACGTTTTTCTCCGACGATTTCGCTGGGCATATTAGTTCCTTCCTGCCATCGCCAAGCGTGGTGCGTTTGTGTTCTGTTCCGCGATCTTTCGAAGTTCCTTCAATTGATCTTCTGCCAGCTTCTTGGCCTCGGCAGCTTGTTTTGATTTCTCGTTTTGCTGTGCGATGAACTTGTAGGCTTCAACCGAGCCGGATCGAAGTGCAGGAGCGATCGTTGAAGCAAGTCCGCCAGATGCATTTTGAACGAATCCAGCCGCGAGGCTGACGCCTGCTTGATTCATTAACGTGTCGTCGATGAATCCGCCTTGGCGAAGCTGCAACAGCTTTTCAAATTCGCCACGCATGCGGTCTTGAGGATTGAATTGGTTAAACAGCCTGTCGGCTTCGCGTTGAGAGTCCTTGAACGCCTGTTGGCTTTCATCAGCTTTCGCCTTTTCCTCTCGCAGCTCACGAACCTTGTCGCGAAGTGTCGTGTATCGCTTAATATCAGCGTCGGTGTAACCAGCGGCTCGCTGCTGTGCTTCAATCGCACCTTCTTCTCCGAGAGTCAACTGGTCGTACTCTTCTCGAAGCTTTCTAAGTTCCGCTGTCTGTGTCTTGTTCAGTTCGCTTTGCTTTGCGAACTCGGCCGCTTTCTTTCGTTCTTCTGCGGCTATTTTTGCCTGCTCCTCCTGCACCTTTTTCAGGTCGTCAGCTTTTTTCTTCATGGCTTCCTGTTCAGCGGCCGCCCACTCCGCACCATGAAGCCTCATGAATTCCTGTTCGTCCTCAAGCTCTTTCCACTTATCGATGTAGTTGCCAAGATCCCCCTGCAACGAAGCAAAAACCGCTCCAGCACCTTCCCAGAATTTTCGCCAATTGAACTGCAAAATCCCTTCGCGTCCTGTAACGTCTTCCGTGGAAGCTGTTTTTATTAACGAGACAAGCTCTCTAATGGCTGGAATCATCGATGTCCCCAGCTCAGTGGCCGCGGCCTTAATGTCTCCTTCCATTTTTGAGAATTGACCGGCAACGGAATTTTCAAGACGCTCGTTCATGCCCGCAAACCGACCTCCGGCACTTGTTGCCAACTCAAAAGCTTTTGATATTTCCATCGCTGAAACTCCGCCGTCCTCCATGCGTTTTTTTAACGCAACCATCGACTCGCCAGTTGTGCGACTAATTTCTTGAAGCGGATTGAATCCAGCGTTGATAAACTGCAACAGATCCTGACCAGTTAGGCGACCAGCGGCACTGACCTGTGAGAAAGCCAAGGCCAACGATTGAAACTGATCCGCATTGCCAAGCGACACCGCAGATAGTCGTTGCAATGTTGGAGCGATCATTTCCGTTGCCACTCCAAATTGGAGCAACGTCTTACCGGCTCGCGTAAAATCGGCGTAGTTAATTGGACTCTGAACGTCAAGACGCCTGAAATCCTTGAGCAATTTCTCTGCTGTTGATGCAGATCCAGTCATTACCTCGAATGCGATCTTGCTAGACTCAGCCTCTGCCGCCAATTTGACCGACGCCTTGACTCCAGATATTGCCGTAGACAATCCAATGTAGGACATTGCAAGGCTCTTAAGTGAGTCCTTCAGTGATTCTGGCTTGGTGTTGTTTAGGTCTTTAATCTCCTGCTTAAACTTCTTAACTCCTTCCGTCGCGGTCAGGTACTGCTGCGTTGTTTGCTGCAAAAGTCGAAAGTGAGCTTGTTCGTCAAGTGCGCCAGCTTTTCGAAGGCTGTTGTATTCCGCGATCTCTCGATTCATCCGGTCCTCGGCAGATTCAACCTGTCGCGTCAACTGAGCACCTCGCTGCATCAGTGCTTCGCGTTGCTTGAGTATCTGTGCCTCATAGGCCATCTGATCTGCGAGATCCTTCGCTTGCTGCTTTGCGATCTCCTCAGCATCCGCTATAGCTTTAAGTGCGTCAGCTTCGCGTTCCATTGCTGGTGTCGTCACACCAAACTTGCGTGCAAGTGCTTCTTGAGCCTGTGCCATCTGCTCTTCGCTCAGGCCAGCTTGCTTCATGGCTCGTTCAAGCAGTTGCATCTGCTTCTCAAACTTGCCAGTCGGACCTTCTAAGTCGGTCATGATGCGACCGATGGAACGAAGCTCGTTGGATGCAAATTGACCGGACGCCTTCAGCTCCGTAATGTCCATGCCGATCTTGAGGCTAGCTGCGTTGATCGTTCCGGCCATTCTTCGCTTTCTCCAGTCCTAGAGACTTCAACATTCCACCAAACGCTTTTTTGCTCTCGTCGCTGCTCGATGGCAACGTGATCTCCACTCGCTTCTTTGGCCGCTTCCACCGTGGTGGCATGTAGTCCTCGATGGCAGGTGGTTCCTTCCCGGCCTGGCAGTAGGTGCCAAATGCCGCCTGGTGTGCGATCATGGCCGACTGTGCCCAACGCTCGCCGATTGGCTCGATCTGGTCAAACGCCTCCCAGAAGTCCAAAGCACCTTTCGGAAGTGTCTTGAGCCAGCCTCGCACATCGACGATGCCCCATTCCAACGCCAGTCGACCGGCGAGCATCAACCGTCGACTTCGTCGGAGTTTTTTACGAGCCCTTTGACCTCGCCAGGATCGTATCGGTTCAGCTTTTGACACTCTTCAAACAAAACTCCAGCAAGCGATCTCGGCATGGCTTTCAGTTGCGACTCATCGTCAACAATTCGATTGCCGTCGTCATCGACGAGCATGAGTGCAATCATGGCTCGACGTGCTCGGCTGAAATCAAACTTGCCCGCTTTGTCCTGGAGCATCAGTTCGTATTGCGTGCCAGCATCCTCGGTCATTTCTCGGAGTCGGTAGTTGCGTCCATCGACGCAAACGACCGATTCTTTGAGCGGTGACGCTAGTGACGCGAAAAACTCGTCCTTATTCATCGTCCTCGTCCGATTCGTCTTGAAGTTGTGCTTGGATCGCCTCAATGACGTCCTTGAGATGTGTCTGAGGCGGCAAGACCTGCGATTTTTCATCGCAGAAGATCCTGCGTTGGTCAGCACACGCATTTACGACTTCGTCGCTGCGATGCCAAGGAAAGTTTGCCAACGGCAGAATCTCGGAATCAACAGCGTGCGGCAAATAGCCGATGAGAACGCCATCGTCGAGGATCTGCCATTGGGTGATTTCA